GACCTTCACTAGCGCGTTCTCGAAGTCGACGATGCGGTTGAACGCGCGCCGCGCGGCCTCGAGCGTGAGGAACCCGGCCGTTAGACCCCGGATAGTCCGGCCGAAGTTAGAGGCGGCAGTGTTCGCCTTGACGAACCCGCCCCGCAGCCTCTCCATCCTGTTCGCTACCGTCTCACCCTCCCTACGGAGAGCGTTGAGCGTCCTCGTCGCTACCGCGACCTGCGAGGAGTTGACGACGATGCCTAGGCTAGCTAGCGCCACCCTTGTCCTCCTTCTCCCGCTCCCTCATCATCTCGACGAGGACAGAGACGACCTCCGTATCGACCGCAGAGATGATCTCGAGCTCCCACGGCTCGAAGCCCACGCCGAAGAGACGGTCGAACGACTCGACTTCCCGGAGAGGAACGTGCAGCGGGGCCCCCATACCGGCGTAGGGCCGACCCTTCGCCAGCTCCAGGTAGTCCTGCCAGAGGTACTCCAGCTCTTCCGGGCAGGGGGGAACATCTTCGATCGGAGCGCGTTCGATGCCTTTCGTCTTGTAGAGCTGCTCCAGGTGGGCTTCCGCCGTTGCCCCGCCGACCTCTTTCGTGAGAGAGAAGAACCCTCGGGCGTGAGCGAGGAGTTCTAGCGTCAGTTTCCCCGGTACTGGCTCCTATCGCCCGACCACTCGAGCGCCGAATCCCGGAAGCGCGGGAACGCCATGTACAGCGACCGGAGGTCGTCGTCGGACTTCGCGTCGAGTACGCGGCCGGTCTCGTCCGCGAACGCTCCGGCGGGCCTCAGCCCGGTCGTCGCGGCCACGGCCCGGTCGGTCGCGTAGGCTTCCGGGTCCATCTGGCGACGGTTCCGGACGTGTCGCCGGTTGAGCTCCCGCTCGCGGCGACGGTACTCCTTGCTGTCGGAGCACAGGACCTCGATCTCGATCGGCTCCTTGGTCGTATCGTCGACCAGGGGCTCCCCCGTATCCGGGTGAAGGACCGGCATCCACGACCGGTCCTCCGCCAGGTCGAAGGCGTTCAGCTTGATCACCATTGGTTTCTCCTTCAGACTATCTGACTACCACCCCCCTAGATTAGAGGTGGCTCATCTGCACCCAGAGGCTGGTCAGGTACGTCGAGTGGAGGAGCGCCTTGAACGGGATGTTCTGGGGCACCGGACCACGCTGCGGCGGGTCCATGCCGGCGTTGTTATACTTGACCCTGGGGAAGACCACGGAGGCGAAGTTGACGCCGTCCGGGTCGCTCAGCTCGAGGAAGATCGTGCTCTCGGTCTCCAGCCGGAACTTCTCGAAGAGTGCATCGTTCTCGAAGAAGGCCGTGAGGGTACCGTCGATCCTCGCGTCCCCCTCGAACACGTCCGGGCTGAACTTCGACCCGACCACCGCCTCGAGAGAGCGGTTGTTATTCATGTTCCACTCGAGCCCGGTCACGACCGCGATCAGGGCCCCGCCCTCGAGGAGGTTGCCCACGAAGGCCGAGTAGGGGGAGGCGGACGACTTCGCGAGCGGCGCGACCCCGCTGCCGGAGGTACCGGTGAAGGCCGGGGAGCTCATGCCGAGGAGGCCGAGCGTCCCGGTCACGATCGAGCGGGGGACCACGCTGAAGCTCAGCTCGTTGATCGCCACCCCGTTGAACTTCTGGTACTTGGAGACGCTGAGGAACTGTCGCTCGACGTACATCGTCTCGAGGGTGAGCCCGATGTCGATCCGCTTCCCCTTCAGGGACGCGGTCCTGCCCCCGGCCGCCACCTCGGTGACGATCGTGGCCAACGGATCGTAGAGGGTCAGGTTGAGGGTGGCGACGACGAGGACACGCCAGTTCTTGTTGTTGGCGGGGTTGGTGAACCCGGCCACCTCGATGATGTCGCCGGGCCGGTACCCGTCCGTCACCCAGCTGCCGCTGGCCCGGTCGAGGATCTTGGTGCCGGAGGTGATGCCGAGGTTGATGCCCGTCACCGGGGTCGGTTCCGTCCATTCGCCGCCCTGCGCGACCTCGATCAGGTCGTCGAAGTCGAGCCGGGAGAACTGGAAGCCGGGGCTACCAACGATTCGGTTGAACCCCTGCCGGACGTCGGAGACCTGCCTCGTGTCGACGTCGACCTCCTCGGACTCGAGTTCCTCGGCCTCCAGGTTGACGGCCTTCGAGGTCACGCGCATCGTCTGGAGGAGGATCCGCACCGTCTGGGACACGTCCGACGCCTCGACCGCGATGACGTCACCCGGGTCGTAGACCTCGAGGTCGGACGCCGTAACGGACTTGACGGCCCAGTCCCCGTTGTTCGGCCCGAGCGTGAACCCGGCCGAGCGGACCTTCTGCCCCTGGGCGTAGCCATCCGTGATCCAGCTGCCAGCCGCCCGCGTGAACAGCGAGGTGCCGGTCCCGCCGACCGCTGCCGCGATGGTATCTGCGGGCGTACCGAGACCGGCGGGGGTCACGCCCCTGGTCCGCTCTCGGGTGAACGCCAACTTTACTCTGGTCCCTGACTCGATCACCATGGCTGTCTACCTCCTAAGCTGCGGTAAACGCGCGCCAGTAGATGACGACCGGCACGTGGTACCAGATATTTACGCCTGCCTCAGAATCGATCCGACCGTTGTGCCTCCGCGTGTGCTCGAGCGAAATGTGCAGTCCCCCATTCTGGAGGGCCTGCCCCGCTGCGAAGGCTTCTACGACCAATTTCGGCACTGCTCGTGCGGTGGTGACACCGCTCCCGATCGGGTAGAAGAAATCATACCGTAGCTCGCCCGTATTTTCAAGCGTCGCTATTGAGCTTAAATCTTCGTCATCCGGGAGGAGTGTCTCTCGGTACCAGGGCTCGTCGACGACCGGGGAATACTCGACGTTCTCTGAGGCCCTGTGGGCAACGTTCGGGGCCCCCGCCACGGTGGCGAGTCTCGTACGGAAGGCTTCAAGGAGAGCGTCTAGGTCGATCGCCACTATAGCCTCCCCGACACCGCGCCGCCGAAGTCGTCGGATACATGCTCGAAGACTCTCGAGTAGACCCCGTTCGGGGCCTGCTGCTGCGAATGTCCGTCCTCGATCCTCTGCGCGTAGGGGACGCTGTTCGAGAAGTAGATCAGGTCCCCGATCTTCGCCCTAGCGGCGGCGTTCGCGAATCTCTTCTTGAGGGTCTCCACCATCGCAGGAGTGATCCCCGCCCCCTTGGCCCCGGGCCCGCGCTTCCCTCCCCTGAGGCGGCCTCCGGGGAGACGGAACCCGGTCTTCTTGAGTGTCGTATCGATGCGGTTGATGCCGACCCGGTGGTTGAGGACGTACATGCCAGTATCGACCGGCGAGAGTTCGACGAGCCGTCCCCCGGTGCGGATGATCCCGCGCCGCAGGGTCCGGTTCCCCTTCCATTTGAACTCGGCCGCGAAGTTCGCTAGGTCTTTGGCAAAGCCCACGAGATGTATTCTACCCTAGGCCCCGGCTCCAAGGTAGGCAATATAAGCTGCCACCTGCTCCTGGGCCCATATGATGTCCACCGACTCGATCTTCTTCTTGGTATTGGTGTTCACGACCAGGACCTTCATGCCCCGGGCCGGGAAGAACGTTAGCCCCGAAGCAGGGAAGATAATGTAGTCCATCTTCTCGTCGATCAAAGAGTGGCGAGCGTAACGCTCTAGATGTTTGAACGGAGGAGAAACCCGAATGGTCGTTCCGCCCGCCACGTCAAAAGTCGCGTCCACACCGAACTCGTTGATGAGCTCGACCACGATGGGCAAGATCTCCCGATCGAAATCCTCAACGAGCCCGGAGGGTACGTGGGTGCCGTCGCCGACAAGGGTAAGCTCGTAGGCCGTGACCAAGTTCCCGGCCCGGATCTCACCAATATCGGTGATGACCGTCCTGACCGCGTCGACGATCACCACCATACCTAGGTCGGGGACGAAGGTTAAATTCTTAGCCGCCAGGAGCACCTTGAAGGTTTCGCTCCCGACCAGCGAGCCCTCGACGTACCCTCTATTCGAAGTTACCACTAGACTACCTTCCTCACTACGTCGCCCGAGCTCGCCTTGAAGGTCACGTACTTGCCGAACTCGTCTACCAGCTGGAAGGCTTCCTGCATCATCTCCAGGTCGTTCGCGTTGGGCCCGCCGGTGATGGAGACTGCGCCCACGCTGGCCGAGACCACCACCAGCGCCGGAGATCCGATAAGATCCTGCGTCCCGAGGCTAACGGTGCCAGACGGAGCGAATACCACGACCTGAGCGGGATTGCCTAGGAGAATAGCGTAGGAGGTGAGGACCCCCGTCTGTGCTTCCACCACCACAGGGGCGGGGTCGCCCAAGAGGATAGCGAGCGAAACTAGGATGCCGTCGGTGGCCGCAGTCGTGACGGCGGCCGGAGATCCGTTAAGGAGGACGCCGCCCGGGACCAGCGTCCCAGCCGGAGATTCGACGGTGACGGGAGCCGGAGACCCCGAAAGGGTGGCGAGGGCCGTCAGGACACCATCGTTCGCGGTGACCGCCACCGAGGCCGGATTTCCGAGGATGGTGGCCAGCCCGGGGGTCAGCGTCCCCGCAGTCGCCGCCACCGTCACCGAGGCAGGGGATCCGTCAAGCGTGCTGGGCCCGCCAGTCGTGGAGACCGAACCAGCGGGTGACGAGACCGCTACGGAAGCCGGTGAGCCTACGAGGATAACCCCGCCCGGCGCTAGGGTACCGGCTGTCGCGCTTACCGGGACGGCTGCGGGAGCTCCGAGAGCGGTCGCTAGGCCGGGGGCTAGGGTGCCCGCGGTGGCGGCTACCGCGACCTGGGCAGGGTCGCCCGCAAGGACCACTCCCCCGGGGGTGAGGATCCCGGCGGTGGCCACGATCGTCACCGTTGCCGGAGAGCCTACGAGCACGGAGAGGGAGGTGAGGACGCCGGTAGTCGCCTGGACCGTGACCGGGGCCGGGTCGCCGTTGACGGTGACGCCGCCGGGGCTGAGGGTGCCAGAGGGGGCCGATACGGAGACCAAAGCCGAGGACCCGACAAGCGTCTCGTCGGCGGTGATCACCCCGGCGGTCGCCTGGACCGTCACCGCGGCGGGTGAGCCGACCAGCGTCGCCAGGGACGTCAAGGCACCAGCAGGAGAGGAGACGGTGACCGTGGCGGGGTTTCCGGCGAGGACGACTAGGCCCGGGGTCAGGACTCCCGCCGTAGCCGCGACCGCTACCGATGCCGGATTTCCGGCCAGGACGGCTAGACCCGGGGATAGGATGCCTGCCGGGGAAGATACGGGGACGATGGCCGGATCTCCGACGAGCGTCGCGAGGGAGGTCAGGATACCGGCAGGAGAGGAGACAGTGACCGTGGCGGGATTTCCGGCGAGGACGACCCCGCCGGGGGAGAGGGTGCCAGCAGTCGCGGCTACTGTGACCGCAGCAGAAGAACCAGACAGTACCTGCGTCCCGCCGACCGTCCAGAGCGGGATCTCCGTCAGGGTAAGCTGGGTCCCGCCCTCTTCGAAGACCGCGAGCTCGTAGATCTCGGTATCGGCGACCCCACCCCGGTCCCAGGTGGGGGCCTGGACGCAGTATTCGACCTCAGTATAGTCATCGGCGGAGACCGTGATCGAGTCGAGCGGGTTCTCGTCGTCCGAGATGCGGCCCGCGTCGAAGTCGGTCCCGCTGGACTTCCCGGCGGGAGCGGTCAGACGAGCGGTCGTGTTCTCCCCCGACGCGGCGATGTGCGCCGACGCGGACATCACGAACTTCGGCGGGCCGGGGATATGGCCGAGGTAGAGCACTACGACACCGTGAGCACCGCCAGGTATCCGTCGGCCCACTCCTTCGGGTTGGTCTGGTCGATCCAACGGATGTAGACCACGTCGAAGTTCATCTCCCCGGCGGTGAAGACCATCTTGACCGCCCCGCTGCTCGCGGGGCTCACGGCGGGGAGCGTCCCGGGGTTCCCGAGCGCCGCGTAGTCCCCGCTGATCTTGAAGTCCCCGGCGGCGAGCGTGGGCGCGGTCAGGATGTCGCCGCTGACGGGATCCCGCAGGGAGATGATCGTCTCCCACGCCTGGTTCTTGATCGGGGGGTTCTTGCTCGCCATATCAGATCCTTCCTCCCTCGTCGTTGACCGCAGGCGGGTAGAAGACCCCGTTCATCAGCACGTCGAGCACGGCTCCGTCGCGCAGGACGGCGAGCGACGGGGTACGACAGCAGTTGCCACGCGCGGGGTTGGCGAACCGCGTCGGCTGGCGCGGGCACGCGCACATCCAGTTCCAGTTGGCCTGTTCGGACGAGTAGACCTGCTCCGCGGACCACGCCGCGCCCGCGTCCTGCGACGTGCGGTAGTAGATCCCCGTCGTGGTGCCGACCACCTCCGACCCGTCCGTCTTCCCGAAGTAGAAGGCGAAGAGCGTGCTCGTATCCGTGTCGAGCGAGAGCGCGCAGCACTGCTGGTCGTCCGTGCTCGTGACGATCGTGACCGGGGACGAGATCGCCGATTCGTCGATCGTCCAGAACCGCAGGGTCGCGCTCGCGGTATCGCGGTTGGTCCACGCGACGAGGAGCACCTTGCTGTTCGTCAGGTCCACCGAGAGCGCGAACTGCGGGGAGCATGTCGTATGCGCGATCGCCGTCATGCCGGTCGCGATGCTGGCCTCCGCGATCGTGGCCCATGAGTCTCCGCTGTCGTCGTAGCACTTGCGGCTGATCTCCGTAGCGGAACGGTCCCAGAAGATGCAGATGACGTCCTGGTTGTCTGCCCCGAAACCGGGTGCGAGCAGGTAGTAGTCCGTGCTCGAGGCTTCGTTGACGTTCGACCGCGCGGTGAACGCGCCGCCGATCGAAGTCGCGCGGTAGAACCCGGTCTCCGTGCCTCCATCCGTGTCGAACGCGACGTAGATGTTCCCGCCACGGGCGCGGAC